GCAGTTGTTGGTTCTGGAAATACAGGAACATTTTCTGTTGATGAAAAAATTACACAAGCAAGCACAGGTGCAGTTGGAAAAGTTGTAGAGTGGGATCCATCAAATAAAATATTATATTATATTCAAACAAGACACAATGATGAGGGAGTAGATAGCAACGGTAATCAAACAGCGTTTAGTGGTACAAATATTATCACAGGTGCAGATACATCAGCGACTTTAACACCTGATACAACAACAGGTACAGTTAATAGCCAAACATTTGTAAGTGGATATTCTAGTTCAGAAATAGACCACGGTTCTGGTGAAATAGTTTATGTAGAAAATAGAGCACCAATAACAAGAGCTGCGGATCAGACCGAGAATATCAAACTGATTATAGAATTTTAGGAGAGATAAATGCCAAGTCCAACAGATTTTAATTTATCGCCCTATTATGATGACTTTAACGAAAGTAAAAAGTTTCATAGAGTTCTTTTTAGACCAGCATTTGCTGTACAGGCGAGAGAATTAACACAATCACAAACTCAATTACAAAATCAAGTAGAGAGAGTATCAGACCATCTATTTGAAAAAGGTGCTATGGTTATACCTGGAGAAATAGGGTATGACTTAAATTACCATTCAGTAAAACTTTCAGCAAAATCAAACTCAACATTATCAGATTATAATGGATTAGAAATAACAGGTGCAACTTCAGGCATTGTTGCAAAAGTTGTAGGTGTTGCAGTTGCAGATGGTACTGATCCAGATACTTTATTTGTAAAATATACAAAAACAGGAACAGATAATACTGCTACACAATTCACAGCTACAGAAACTTTAGATTGTACAATTAATAGTTTAGCTGCTACAGCAACTGTTGATTCAGTTCATACAGGTTGCGCTGCCGAAGTTCAAAAAGGTGTTTATTACATTAATGGATATCACGTTGAAGTTTCACAACAAACAGTAATACTTGACAAATATACAAACACACCTTCATATAGAGTTGGTTTATTAGTTACAGAATCTTTTGTAACTCCAAATGAAGACGCAAGTTTAAATGATAATGCTCAAGGATCATCAAATCAAAATGCTCCAGGTGCTCATAGATTTAAAATTCTTTTAACATTAACTAAATTATCTTTAGCTTCAACAGCAGACGCAAACTTTGTAGAGTTGTTAAGATTAAAAAAAGGTATAATTCAAAATCAAGTTAGAACAACAGAATACGCTGTAATAGAAGATACTTTTGCTCGTAGAACATATGATGAATCTGGTGATTATGCATTAAGAGATTTTGATTTAGATTTAAGAGAACATTTACTATCAGGAGATAATAGAGGTATTTACGCTTCAGTTGATGGTGGAAACGCAGATAAAATTGCCGCTGGTATGGGACCAGGTAAGGCGTATGTTCGTGGTTATGAATTAGAAACAATAGGTACAACTTTTATTGATATTGATAAGACAAGAGATTTTGAAACAGAAAATAATTTTAAAACAAGATTTAATCTAGGTAATTACTTTAACGTAAATAACGTTTATGGTTCGCCAGATGTTGGTTTCGTTTCAGGTGATTCAGAATCATTTAAAAATGTAACCTTATTTGATACAGCAACTGCTGCTAGAGGTACTCCTAATGTTGGTGCTGACTCAAGTATTAATTCAATAGGAAGAGCAAAATCAAGAGGGATGGAATATTCTTCTGGTACTGCTACAAATAATGTATTTTCAAGAAATACTTTAACAAGTGCTGTTTATAAACATTATCTATTTGATATAGAAATGTTTACTCATTTAAATATTTTAGAAGCAACATCATTTACTACTGGAGAAAAAATAACAGGTGGTTCTTCAGGTGCTACTGCTACACTTCAAGGAATTTCTACAGCAGAAACAGTTACTATTAATAATATAACTCAAGCAAATCCTGGTGAAGTTCAAATTGCTAGCACACACGAATTACAAGACGGACAACAAATTACTATTGCAGGTGTAACTGGTTTAGCAATTGATTCAGTTGTAACTGCTGGTGGAACATTTACAGTTAGAGATAGAGATAGTGCAAATTGGAAATTATATCAAGCAGATGGAACAACTCCTGCTAATGTAACCACTCCAGGTTCAGGTGGTACGGCAACTCACGGAGTTGTAGTACTTTCAAATGTACAAGGTGACTTTGTTGCAGGTGAAACAATCACAGGTGGAACATCAGGTAATACAGCAACTGTACAAGCAAATACAATAGGAAGAAAAGGCGTAAGAAATTTTGGACCAAGTGATGTTAAACAAATTGCAATGGCAGGTTCTCCTACCTATACTTCAGATGTAAAAACAACAGATGTAACTTTAACTGGAACAGTATCTAATACTAGTGGTCAATATTCATTTACAGGATTTGGTACAAGATTTACAGATGAATTAAAAATTGGCGATAAAATTACAGTTACAACAGATAATAATTTACAAGAAACAAAAATTGTAAGTTATATTGTTAGTGATACACTTATGTTCACAACAGACGCTTCTGGTGCAAGTATGACTAAATCATCTATCACTAGAGGACGTGGTACAATAAATGACGCAAACAAAAATATTTCTATTTTTGAAATGCCAAATGAAACTGTTAAGACTTTAAAAACGCAAGTTAATTCAGGAATTACAGATACAAACTTTAAAATACGAAGAGCATTTACATCAACATTAGGATCAAATGGTGACGCAACTATAACAGCAGGAACAAATGAAACATTTAGTGGATTAGTAGAAAAAGATTTTACTGTTTCTATTATGACAATGGGTGCAGGTGCAGGAGGTGAAGTTGGTGCCGTATTAAGTTTAACTGGTACTAACCATTTAGCAGGTGATATATTTACATTAGGTGGTTCTCCAACTGGTAAAACTTTAACATTAAATTTTGGTACTGACTATGCAGGTCATAAAGTAAAAATTTTAGCAACAGTTAATAGAGGAGTTGCAGGTTCTAAATCTAAAACTTTAAATTCTTCTCAAACAGTACAAATTTCTACACAAGCAATTATTGAATCTGGTATATGTGGATTAGGTAGAGCAGATGTTTATGCTGTAGCTAGTGTTCATATGGCTGCTGACTTTACTACAAATGCAACGACAAGTGATACAGATATTACAAATAGATTTAATGTAGATTCAGGACAAAGAGATAACTTCTATGATATTGGAAGAATTAAATTAAAAAATGGTGCATTAACACCTACAGGAAGATTACTAGTTACGTTTAGTTATTTCTCACACGGTTCAGGAGATTACTTTGATGTAGACTCTTATTCAGGTGTTGTAGATTATTCAAACATACCAAGTTATACTTCTGATACAACAGGAAAGAAATTTGAATTAAGAGATTGTTTAGATTTCAGACCTAGAGTTGATGACGCTTCAACAATAGATAGTGGCGCTCAAGACCGTTCTTATGATGGTACAGGTGCTTCTACAGTTGATATAATTAAATTTGGAACAGATATTACTTCTGACTTTGAATATTACTTACCAAGAATAGATAAAATCTTTTTAGATAAAGAAGGAAACTTTAAAGTAGCTAAAGGCGCAAGTGCTTTAGTTCCACAAGTTCCAAAAACTTTAGATGGTGCAATGTTATTATATACTTTAGAAATACCTTCTTATGTTTTATCTTTAGACGATATTAAAATTACAAAAACTGATAACAAAAGATATACAATGAGAGATATTGGTAATTTAGAAAATAGAATTGAGAGTATGGAATATTATACTCAATTATCATTGTTAGAAACACAAGCACAAAATTTACAAATACAAGACGCAAATGGTTTTGATAGATTTAAAAACGGAATTATAGTAGACAACTTTAGTGGTCATAATATAGGTGATGTAGGAAATGTAGATTACAAATCATCTATTGATATGGCGCAAGGTCAATTAAGACCTATGTTTAATGAGGACGCAGTTAAATTAATAGAGTCAGATGATGATGGTACTGTTATTCAAGCGTCTGATAGAACAGATGGTAGTTATCAAAAAACTGGTGATTGTTTAACATTACCTTATACTGAAACTGCTTTAATAACACAACCTTTCGCAAGTAAAACTGTCAATGTAAATCCATTTGATGTATTTACTTGGGCAGGTACAATAGAATTAACTCCACCTTCAGACGAGTGGAAAGAAACTGAACGAAGACCAGAGTTAGTTATCAATAACGTGGGAGGTTTTGATACTTTAGTTTCTGGAATTCCAAATAATGATTTAGAAGGTGTTGAAATAGGAACAATATGGAATGATTGGCAAGATTTTTGGTCAGGTTCAACTAGAGATGTTTCAAGTAGACAAGTTGGTGGTGGAAGAAGTGGAAGAAGAGTATTTGCTGTTGATGAAATAGAAACTGCTCAAACAGTAAGACAAACAAGAACAGGATTAAGACAAAGATTAGTTCCTCAAGTAGTAAGAAATTCAATAGGTGACAGAATTGTTAATGTTGCTTTTGTTCCATTTGTTAGAAGTAGAACAATATCTTTTGTTGGAACAAGAATGAAACCAAATACAAGAGTTTATCCTTACTTTGATAATATTGGAGTAGCAACTTATTGTACACCAAATGGTGGTTCATTAGGAGGCAATGTTGTAACAGACGCCAACGGTGCGTGTTCAGGTACTTTTGCAATTCCTGATCCAACTAATAATGCAAATCCAAGATGGCGTACAGGTCAAAGAGTATTCAGATTAACAAGTTCACCTACAAATGATACAAGTTCAGATGTAGAAACTTCAGCAGAAGCAGATTATGTCGCAAGAGGAATTTTAGAAACTGTACAGAATACAGTTATATCAACAAGAGAACCTAGACTTGTTAGACAAGCTACAACTGAAAACAGAAGTATTACAAGAGCGTCTACAAGACGAAGTGAAAGAACGGTTGGTTGGGTTGACCCATTAGCACAAACATTTATGATTGATGATGTTGGTGGAGTATTTTTAACTTCTGTTGATTTATTTTTTAGTACTAAAGATAATAATATTCCAATTACAGTTCAAATAAGAGAAGTTGTAAATGGATATCCAGGATCAGTAATTGTACCATTTAGTGAAGTAAGTTTAAATCCAAGTTCAGTAAATATAAGTACTGATGGAACAACAGCAACTAAATTTAATTTTTCAGGTCCTGTTTACTTACAAGAAAATGTTGAGTATTGTTTTGTTGTACTTGCAAATTCAAATGAGTATAATGCTTATGTTGGAAGATTAGGTGAAACAGTAATAGGTTCTGATAGAACAATATCACAACAACCATATGCTGGTGTTATGTTTAAATCTCAAAACGGTTCAACTTGGACTGCTGAACAAAACGAAGATATTAAATTTACATTAAATAGAGCAGAATTTTCAAATGCAATTGGTAGAGTTACCCTTTGCAATGAATCATTACCAGCAAGAAAACTTAAAAACAATCCTATTAGAACAACGCAAGGTTCAGATGTAGTTAGAGTTTATCATCCAAATCACGGAATGCATAGTACATCAAACAATGTAACTATATCAGGAGTTCCTTCAGGAACATACAACGGATTGGCACATAGTTCTATTAACGGAACATATACGACAATATCAAACATAACTTTAGATAGTTATGATATACAAATACCAGGTTCTACAAACGCAAATACTTCAGGAGATATTGGAAGTAATGCTGTTTATGCAACACAAAATAGATTGTATGATGTTATGAATTTAAATTTATCAACAATGAGTGTACCAGGTACAGCTATATCTTATAAATTAAGACCTACTACTGGTCAATCA